TAAAATTTCCCGCCAGCCCGACCCCACCCCCCTCAAAAGGGAAACACCCCCCGTCAAGGGGACCCAAACTACCCAACACACAAAAAATACCCTACACTCGCGCCGTCCAGGGCTGCGCAATCGCCATGTTCGTACCGTCAATCGATTTTGATACCCCCCTTGCGGACTTCTCGCCGACGTTTGAGTCGCTTGAAGATCGAGTAACCGCCGCCCTCCAATCCTTGATGGATGTGGGGCACTTGCCGACTCCGACGGAGCAAGACCGCAAAATCGGTCGGGCAGCCCTGATGGGCAACTCGGTATCCGAGGAAGAACTCTCCAGGCCGGAAGTAATTGTTCACATCGCGGCCATGCTGGACGAGTACGACAAGACAGTCGTGAAATCCGCCCAACAGATGCGGACTTACGTCACGAACAAATTGATTCTGGAGACCGAGAACCCCGACCCCCGGATCCGCCTGAAATCCCTGGAACTGCTGGGCAAGATCTCCGACGTGGGGCTGTTCACGGATAAGACCGAAATCACGCTGCGCCACCGTCCGACCGAAGAGTTGGAGCAGATGCTGCGCGAAAGGCTGACGCAGGTCATCGAAAACGAGGTGTTCGAGCCCCGTGCCGACGCCAAAACCCCTGCCAAACTAGACCTGTCAGAGATTACGGACGTGGAATCCCGCGAAGAAGCGGATGAAAATTCCCTCTAATTTCACGCCCGCCATGCTTGACCGCTTGGTCAAGTCGCTGCCGCCCGACGAGGCCGTCGAGTTGCTGGCCATGTTTGATGAGTTGGAAGAGCGCAGGCGCATGACCCTGTGCCAGAACGACTTTCTGGCCTTCATCGGGGCGCTAGACCCCAAGTACAAGTTCGGTTTGCACCTCAAACGCCTGGGCGGACTGCTCATGGACGTGGAAAAGGGGTACAAAGACCGGATCGCGGTGTCAATGGCACCCCGTATGGGTAAGTCGCAGATGATTTCCATCTACTACCCGGCTTGGTATCTGGGGCGAAACCCCGACCACAAGGTAATTGTGGCGTCGCACACGGCGGATTTGGCCGTCGTGATGGCCCGCAAGGTGCGAAACCTGATGCAAACGCCGGAATACCAGAAGATTTTCCCCAAAACGCAGATCGCGTCGGACGCCAAGGCCGCCGGACAGTGGAATACGACCGCCGGAGGCGAGTATTTCGCCATCGGTGTGGGCGGTGCACTGGCCGGACGGGGTGCTCACCTCATCATTGCCGACGATCCGCACTCAGAACAGGACCTGAAATCGTCGAATTTCACGTCTTTGGACGCCACATACGAGTGGTTCACCGCCGGTCTTCGGACTCGTCTGATGCCGGACGGAAAAATCTGCGTTCTGCACACCCGCTGGCACCTGCGGGACCTCATTGGGCGGCTGACCAAAGACTCGGCCATGAACGAAGACGGCGACAAGTACGAAGTCTTTGAGTTTCCGGCCATCCTGAACGAAAACACCGAGGAAGAGAAGTCGATTTGGCCCGAACAGTGGGCTCTTGAGGCACTCCAGAAGACCCGGGCGTCCATGCACCACATCATGTGGCAGTGGTACGCGCAGTATCAGCAGAATCCGACGGCCTCTGAGGCTGCGATCATCAAGCGGGACTGGATCCAGTGGTGGAAAGAACGGGACCCGCCCGAAATCGACTTCATCGTGCAGGCATACGACACGGCCCTCACCACCAAAGAGCGGTCTGACTTCACCGTGTGCCAAACCTGGGGCGTTTTCAAGGACCTCAAGGGCGTGGACAACGTGATCCTGCTCAATTCTGTGCGCGACAAGTACGAATTCCCCGAGTTGAAGGTCATGGCGCTCGAACAGGCTAAGGAATGGGAGCCGGACTCGGTAATCGTGGAAGCCAAGGCGTCTGGCCAGCCGCTGATCGACGAAATGCGCAGATCTGGGATATTTGTGCAGGACTTCAGCCCCGGGAAAGGGCAAGACAAGATTGCGCGCCTGAACGCCGTGGCCGATATGTTCGCTTCCGGGCAGGTTTGGTTCCCCGAAACGTCATGGGCATCCACGGTAGTTGAAGAGATACTGGCCTTCCCCGCCGGGGAGCACGACGACACGGTTGACGCGTGTACGCTCGCATTGATGCGGGTCCGCAAAGGTGGGATGATGCGACTGGTTACGGATCAGGCCGACAACGAGCCTTTGTACCGGTCGCGCCGTTCGGCGTATTACTGATGAGGATTTGAGATGGCAACCAATTCCATGATGCCTTCGGTTTATTCCGCCCCACAGGGTTTGGAAACGCTGGCCGAAGATCTACCTGTAATCGAAATCGAGGTTGAAGACCCGGAATCTTTGAAGATCGCCATGGGCGGCGTCGAGATTGAACTGGAGCCCGAGAGCGAAACCGGCGACGAAGCGTTTGACGCCAACCTTGCCGAGTACATGGACGAAAACGAACTCCAGAAGGTTGCATCTGACCTGATGGGCGAGGTGGACGGCGACATCAACTCCCGCAAAGACTGGGTGGAGATGTTCGTCAAGGGGCTCGAAGTCCTGGGCATGAAGTACGAGGAGCGCACCGAGCCGTGGAACGGCGCGTGTGGCGTGTACTCCACGATCCTGACCGAAGCCGCAGTGCGCTTCCAGTCCGAGACGATCATCGAGACCTTCCCCTCCGTCGGGCCCGTCAAGACCGAAATCGTCGGTGCAATCGACAAACTCAAGGAAGAAGCAGCCGAGCGCGTGCGCGACGATATGAACTACCAGTTGACGGAGGTCATGTCCGAATACCGCCCCGAGCATGAACGCATGCTGTTCAACCTGGGCTTGGCAGGTTCGGCGTTCAAGAAGGTGTACTTCGACCCCAGCCTGGGTCGGCAGGTCTCGATCTTCGTCCCGGCAGAAGACGTCATCATTCCCTACGGCGCCACGAGCGCCATGGAAGCGCAGCGGGTCACGCACCTCATGCGCAAGACCAAGAACGACATCAGGAAACTCCAAGTCGAGGGGTTCTACCGCGACGTTGACCTGGGCGACCCGGTTCAAATCCACACGGACGTGGAGAAGAAGAAAGCCGAGGATCAGGGCTACAGCCTGACGGATGACGACCGGTACCAGATCGCAGAGATTCAGGTCGATTACGACCTGCCGGGATACGAGGACAAGGACGGTATCGCGCTGCCCTACATCATCACCATCGACCGGGGCACTTCCAAGGTCCTGGCCATCCGTCGCAACTGGCAGCCTGACGACGAGAAGAGACTCAAGCGTCAGCACTTCGTACAGTACACATACATCCCGGGGTTTGGCGCTTATGGCTTCGGTTTCATACACCTCATTGGCGGATATGCTCGTGCTGGCACTTCTCTCATCCGGCAGTTGGTTGATGCCGGTACTCTCAGCAATCTTCCGGGCGGTCTGAAATCGCGCGGCTTGCGCGTCAAGGGCGACGACACCCCCATCGCCCCGGGTGAGTTCCGCGACGTGGACATCCCGTCCGGTGCGCTGCGCGACAACATCATGCCGTTGCCGTACAAAGAGCCGTCGCAGGTCCTGGCAGCACTGCTTGAGCGGATCACCGAAGAAGGCCGCCGTCTGGGCTCCATCGCGGACATGAAGGTCAGCGACATGTCGGCCCAAGCCCCGGTGGGTACCACCCTGGCCCTGTTGGAGCGCCAACTCAAGACCATGAGCGCGGTGCAGGCACGTGTGCACTTCGCCATGAAGCAGGAGTTCAAACTCCTCAAGGCCATCATCCGCGACTACACCCCGTCGGCGTATTCCTACGACCCGGAGAAGGGCAGCCGCCGCGCCAAGCAAGAGGACTACGACATGGTGGAGGTTATCCCCGTGTCGGATCCCAACAGCAGCACGATGGCGCAGCGGATCATGCAGTACCAAGCGGTCATTCAGTTGGCTGCGCAGGCTCCGCAGATCTACGACCTGCCCCAGTTGCATCGGCAGATGATCGAGGTCCTGGGCGTGAAGAACGCCGAGAAGTTGGTGCCAATCGAAGACGACATGACCCCGCGCGACCCGCTGTCGGAGAACATGGCGTTCCTCAACGGCAAGCCGGTCAAGGCGTTTATCTACCAAGATCACGACGCCCACATCGCCACCCACATGGCGCTGATGCAAGACCCGCTGATGGCGCAGCAGATCGGTCAGAACCCGATGGCTCAGCAGATGATGTCGTCCATCCAGGCGCACATCATGGAGCACTTGTCCTTCGCCTACCGCGCCAAGGTCGAGGAGCAGTTGGGCGTGCCGCTGCCCCCGCCCAACGAGCAGTTGCCCGAGGAAGTCGAGGTCAACCTCTCGCGCATCATCGCGCAGGCTGCCCAGCAGTTGTTGGCCAAGGACAAGGCTCAGGCTTCGCAACAGCAGGCGCAGGAGATGCAGCAGGATCCGCTGATCCAGATGCAGCAGAAAGAACTCCAGATCAAGGCCCAGGAAGCCCAGATCAAAGCGCAGAAGGTCATGGGCGACTTGCAGGTCAAGCAGCAGGAACTGGCGCTCAAGGCCCAGGAAGCGGCGTCGCGCAGCGGAGAAGACCCACAACTCAAGGCCATGGCGCAGCAGATGGAGATGCAGATGCGACAGCAGTCGCACAACCAGAACCTCCAGCAAAGCGCCCAGACGCATCAGCAAAAGATGGCCCAAGCCGCCCAGACGGCTGAGCAGCAGGCCAAGATCCGGGCCTTCAACGCCGCCACGGCTGCGATGAACAAGGCCAACCAACCCAAGAAGGAGAAGCCTGAGTGAGTGGACCGCTAGTCTCGCTGATGATGATCTCGTACAACAACGTGGCCTACCTCAAGGCCGCGATTGATAGCGTGTTGGCTCAGACCCACACGAACTGGGAAATGGTCATCAGCGATGACTGCTCCACTGACGGCTCCTGGGAATTGGCCCAGGTGCTTGGCGCTCGGGACAGCCGGATCAAGGTCGTCCAGAACGAGCGCAACCTCAAGACTCCGGGCAATCGCGCCGCTGCCATGAAGCACCTGAGCGGGGAGTTTGTGGGCCACATCGACGCGGACGACATGCTCTACCCGTACTCGGTGGAGCACATGCTGCGGCTGTTCGCCGCCCGTCCAGATGTAGGCATGGCGTACTCCGACATGTCTGACATCAACACCAAGAGCAAGGTGACGGGCTATCGAGCCCACCCCGAGGAAGACTCCAATCTAGCGCATCACGGTTGGCGGCACTTTGGCATGTACCGCATGAGCGCGTATCGAACGGTGGCTGGGTACAACGACAAGTTGACCCAGGGCTGCGAAGACGGAGATTTGTTTCTTCAAATCGCAGAGCATCACAAGTTTGTGCGTATTCCTGAAGTGCTCTACGCCTACAGATCTCATGGGGACAACAACAGCACCAAGAACCACAAGTGTGAGTCTTGCCCCGACCGACCGGTGTGTAACTACGTGCGGATCTGGTCCAAGCACGCTGGGTACGACCCCGTAACCTTTACTCCGCTGAAGAAGGATTCCTGATGGCAACGACAGTGTTTGACGTACTTACTCGGGACATCGAAGAGAAGCGGGAAACGATCGCCCGTGCTCTCGTAGACGGCGCTGCGCGGGACTACGCGGAATACAAATCCATGTGTGGCGAGATCCGGGGTCTCTCGGTTGCACATGCTTATATCAATGACCTCGTGCGACGAATGGAGCAAGACGACGATGAGTGAACTACTTGTAAGCCAGGACGGTGAGACCGCAACCACGCTGCCCCAAACAGCGGAGGAGAAGGCTCGCCAGATCCCGGATCCCTCAACCTTTCATCTCCTGTGCGTTCTCCCAGAGATTGATGAACAGTACGACAGCGGACTGGTCAAGGCCAGTCAAACGATGCACTTTGAAGAAGTGCTCTCACCTGTCCTGTTCGTCGTCAAGATGGGGCCGGACGCTTACAAGGACGAGAAACGATTCCCTTCTGGCCCTTCGTGCAAGGTCGGAGATTTCGTTCTGGTGCGGCCCAATACGGGTACGCGCATCAAGATCCACGGCAAGGAGTTTCGGATCATCAACGATGACTCCGTGGAAGCCGTGGTCCAAGACCCCCGGGGTATTTCCCGTGCGTAAGGAGTAGACCATGCCACTTGATAAAGAAGAGTTCAAGTTCCCCGACGAGAAGGTCGAGGACAAGAAAGACGACGTGGAGTTCGAAGTCGAGGGTGAGGGTAAACCCGAAATCGAGGTGGTGGATGACACCCCCGAGGAAGACCGTGGCCGCGCTCCCATGAAGGAGCCGCCCAAGGAACTCACTGACGACGAACTAAACAAGTACGACGAAGGTGTGCGCAAGCGCATCCAGCATTTCACCAAGGGCTACCACGAAGAGCGCCGGGCTAAAGAAGCCGCCCTGCGCGAGCGCGAAGAGGCCATTCGAATTGCCAAGGCCGTAGCCGACGAGAACAAGAAACTCAAGGGTTCGCTGTCTGAGGGCAAGAAGGCACTGCATGAGCAGGCGCTCAAACAGGTGGAAGGAGAAGTCGAGACCTTTAAGGCTCGACTGCGCGACGCCCTGGAGGCAGGCAATGCCAACGATATGGCGTACTGGCAAGATCAGTTGACCAGCGCCAAGATCAAACAGGACCGTTTGCAGAATTTGCAAATCGAACCTTTACAGGAAAATGATTTTGGGGTACAAATCCCTCAACCGGCTGAACCAGAACCGGCGGCAGATCCCAAACTACTTGCATGGCGGGAAAAGAATCAGTGGTTTGGGCCCAATAAGCGCATGACCGCATACGCCCTGGGACTGCACGACGATCTGGTAGCAGAAGGAATACCGCCCGGCAGTGATGAATACTGGAGACGGATCAACACTGACGTGCGGACAAGGTTCCCAGAGCAGTTTGGATCTGAGGAGCCCGCTGATGCGCCCAAAACTCAGCGTGTGAAGACCAACGTTGTCGCCCCGGCGACTCGTAGCACAGCGCCCAAGAAAATCGTGCTCACGAAGTCACAGGTCGAAATCGCCAAGCGGCTTGGAGTTCCCCTGGATCTCTATGCTCGTAAGGTTGCGGAAGAGATGAGGAAATAATCATGGCCGAGCAAGAACGCAAGAGTCGAGATCTGGAATCCCGTGAACAGGTGTCGCGTCCCAAACTTCAATGGGCGCCGCCCCAACTGCTACCTGACCCTGAGCCTGAGCCGGGTTACGCTTTCCGTTGGATTCGCCTGAGCACGCTCAACAATCCCGACCCCACGAATATCTCCTCGAAACTCCGCGAAGGCTGGGAGCCGGTCAAGGCAAGCACGCAGCCCAAACTGTTTGCTATGTCTAATCCCCAGAGTCGATTCCCTGATGGGGTCGAAATTGGTGGCCTGCTCCTGTGCAAGACCCCGGTTGAGTTGACGGAACAGCGCAACGCCTATTACCAAAATCAGGCGGACGCGCAGATGAACTCCGTTGACAACAACTTCATGCGCGAGAGCAACCCGAAGATGCCGCTCTTCAATGAGCGTCGTTCTGAGGTGAAGTTCGGACGTGGTTAAACCCTGTTAGGAGTCACAAATGGCATACCCTGTTGTTGACGCTCCCTACGGTTTCAAAGCCATCAACGAGTTGAATGGCCTACCGTACGCTGGAGCAATCCGACAAATTCCTATTGCCCGAAACTACGGCACCGCCCTTTTCAATGGCGACCTGTTGCAGTTGACGACAGACGGAACCATCATCAAGACCGGCTACTCTGCCGCATCCAGCCCGAGCACGGTTATTGCCGGGGCTATCGGCGTGTTCGTCGGATGTTCGTACACCAACCCCTCGACGGGTCAGAAGTTGTTTGCCCAATACTACCCCGGTAGCATCCTGGCCAACGACATCGTG